GAAGAGGCAATCATCAGGGCCGCCAGGATGAGCACAGACAAGGGCTTTCAGGGCTGGGGCACGTCTGAGGCTCCGGGTGACGAGAAGCTGCTGGCGTTCTTGTGGAACAACCAACACAGCACTCCGTTCGAGATGGCCGGGCTGACCATCGAGGTCCAGGCTCCCATATTCGTGATTCGCGAATGGCACCGTCATCGCGTTCCGTTCGGGTACAACGAGCTTTCGGCGCGCTACACGCCTATGCCGAACGTCAACTACAGGCCGACACTTGAGCGCTGTATGATCGGAAGCGACGGCAAGAATAAGCAAGCGGGGACCATCAAGGACGCTCAGGTGCTCACCGCGAAGGAAACGACGCAGTGGCTTAGGATGCTGGACGAGTACTACGCCCAGGCCGAGTCGCTCTACCAGTATGGGCTTCAAGTGGGGTTACCCAAGGAGTTGGCTCGGGTCGTCATCCCGGTCGGTCGATACTCACGGATGAGAGCTACGGGCAACCTTCGGGGCTGGCTGTCATTCCTGAAGCTTCGGAGCGCGCCGAACGCCCAGTGGGAAATCCGCGAATACGCTCGGCAGGTTGACGCGCTAATCAAGCAAGAGTTCCCGCGTGTACATGCTCTTTACTCGGAGACCAAATGAGCGAAGCCGCTCTCTACGAGCCCAGTCTATGGGGCCAGTTCTACCACTCAAGAGGGGAGAACGAAGTGTTGGGTGGCGGCTCGGCTGGCCCTGGCAAGAGCTTGGTTCTGCTGATGGACAGCAACGACCAGATAGCGCTTGAGCATGAGCGCTGCATGGACAAGGACCACCCGCATCCTCTGAAGTGGGGCCAGAGCAAGGGCTGGACGATTCATCTCAGGCGCACCTTCCCTCGGCTTGAGACCACTATTGCCCGAGCGCATCGCATCTTCCCCGCCGTCGACCCGGACGTGAAGTACGACAAGGAGTCGCACACATTCACGTTCAAGAGCGGGTATCGCTACCAGTTCGGCCACTGTCAACACGACAAGGACGTTGAGAACTTCCAGGGCAAGGAGTTCTCGGCCATCTGCTACGACGAGCTGATTGAGTTCGAGAAGGAACAGTACCTTCAGATTAACACTCGGTTACGCATCTCAGACCCGCTCCTGTCGAAGATGCGGAAGGTTCGGGCGATGACCAATCCGGTCCATCGACAGGACGCCAATTCGAAGATCACAGTCCGGGACCCGCAGTGGGTGAGGAAGCGGTTTGTGGACCCGGCCCCGAAGGGGAACACCATCATCGAGCGCTACGTAACCCGGCGGGACGGAGAGCGAGTAAAGAGGACCCGTGTTTATATTCCTGCCACTTTATACGACAATCCGAACCCTGAGTTTGTGCGCGACTATGAACTTGAGCTTTTGGATAAGCCAGCTCACATCCAGGCGGCACTTCTCCGGGGCAACTGGTACGTCACCGCCGGGAGTTTCTACGCCGAGGTCTGGGACGAGCGCTTGCATGTCATCACGCCTTTTCGTATACCCGGAGACTGGCCCATGTTTCGAGCCATGGACTGGGGCTTCAAGACGTGGGGAACGGTCGGCTGGTTTGCGCTTGACCCGGAGAACAACCTCGTGATGGTCAAAGAGCTGAACTTTCGCTTCAAGGACGCCGCAGAGGTGGCCGTCGAGATTCGAGCCATCGAGGAGAAGCTCGGCGTATGGAGCGGCAAGACGAGCAAGATAACCGGACCGGCCGACACTCAGCTGAATGAGGAGCGCGGCGATGTGGGGCTCAGCAAGGCTCAGGAGATGGCGAGGCTCGGTGTGGGCTGGCTGTCGGCCGACAAACGCTCTGGCAGCAGGGCCCGGAGTGGAGAGCGCATCACCAAGCTGCTGAAGGAGCACCACGCTGGGAAAGCCATGCCGGGCCTTGTGTTCTTCTCAAGCTGTACGCAGATGATTAAGACTCTGCCGTCAATCCAGACTGACGTAAACGACCCCAACAGCCCGGCAAAGGGCGGGGATGACCATTGGCACGATATGCTGGGGTACGCGTGTGCTTATGCTTCCCGTGGCCGGGTTGGGAAGTCTGTAGAGGATATCAAGAGTAAGACCAATCACGATGAGTGGGATGATAAGGTAGACCGGGCCGCCGAGAGGTCTCCTGGCAGTTTTGGGTACGGGTCAATGTTATGATAAACGAAAACACAGAGTCTAGTGAACGTACGGAGCCGTACGTGGCCTTCGGAGAGCTGGAGGACGGTGGCTATGTCGTCCAGCTGGAACCTGAGGAGATGACCGTCGAGGTGGAGACGGACGAATACGACAGGGAGGGTCGCAATCTCGTCGAGGTCATTGTCAAGCAGAAGCTCGGGAGTGATTGGCTGAAGACCTTCTCCGAAGAGGTGGTCGACCGGTTCGATACTGATTGGGAATCCAACGAAGGCCATCGGGAGCGGTTCGCTAGAGACTGGCGACTGTTCACGGGTGAGCTGCCCGTGAAGGAAGTGCCGTTTAAGGACTGTGCGAACATCAACGTCCCCATCATGCTGGAGAACCTCAGTCGGGTGACGTTCCGGGCTGCTGGAGAGCTGTTCGGCGACTGGTCGAACGTGTATTCGTACGTTTCATCCGACCCCGGGACCAACGAGGCCACGGAGAGCATGACTCGTCACGGCAACTGGCAGCTGCGGACCGGTATCAGCGACTTCAAGCGTCAGATGCACCGGGCGACGTCGCTCTTCTTCATGGCGGGAGACGTGACCTGTCACAGTTACTTCGACGAGGTTACCCGTCAGAACAAGCACGAAATCTTGTTGCCTGACGAGTTCGTCGTCCCCTACAACTTCGTGTCGACCGAGCCGGACTATTCAGATCTGCCCTGGTACACGAGAGTCCTGAACTGGTATCCGTATCAGCTCGAAGCGAAGATCGGTTCCTGGTTCGGAGTCGAAGAGGTTCTTGAGGAGGCGCCCCCATCTTGGGACGAGAACCCAGAGAGCGAACTGCTCCGGACTGTGAACGAGTCTGCTGGCGTTGAGGAGCCGGAGGAGGGCAAGTCCGCCCCTTACAAGATTCTCCATCACGAAGGTTGGTACAAACTCCCTGGTCAGAAGCGGCTTCGCTGGCTCCACGCAATTGTGGACTACAAGACAAAGGCCGTGCTGTGTCTCCGAGTTCTGGAACGTGCCGACTGGCGTGACCAGACACGTTACAACCACGAGAAGCTTGAGCTGCAGGAGTACATGTCGGCGGCTCAGGGGCACCAGTCCCAGGTGATGCAGATAACCCAGCAGCATCAGGGCAATATCGACCAGCTCTCGCAGTTGGCGCTATCGGACCCGATGCGGGCTCAACAGATGCAGGAAGCCTTGCCTCAGCTTGAGCTGCCTCCTGAGCCCCAGCCGCCGGCGTGGACCATGGATGGCAGCACCATGCCGAAGCCTGTCAGGAAGTCTCCGGTCCGCATGTTCGCCCATGGGGTGTTGATTGAGCCGCTCAGAGGCGCTCTGGGCATCTCGTACGGTCGAATGCAGGCCGACTTCGCTCGGGCTGCCAACCTGGCGTTTAACCAGTTCTCCGACCAGGCACATCTGTCCAACATCCGCTCGTTCATCGGAAGCTCGGACGCCGAGTTCGATGGCCCCTTCGAGATATCGCCAGGCAAGGTAAACCGTCTCAAGAACACGACCGGGGTTGATCTGGACAAGCTGGTTAAGGCCATCGACATGGGGTCGGCGAACCCTCAGCTGGTCGAGGTGGTGAAGATGGTCAGCGAGATGGCTCAAAACTCCATGCAGGCCCCATCCGTCCTTTCGGGCGAGGCCGGCAAGAGTGGTGAGACCTATCGGGGCCACGCTTCTCGTGTTGAGCAGGCGAGCAAGCAGCTCAGCGTCGCGACAAGCAAGCTGGCGGACTTCGTGACTCAGATATTGCGGAACAACGCTGTCCTCAACTCCATTTTCATGGAAGAGGAGGAACTGTTCGCCATCTCCGACAAGTGGGGTACAGGTAAGCTCAAGCTTCGTCGGGAGTGGTACGAGCAGGGGTACTCCATCGAGATCCGGTCAGACCTGAAGTACAGCTCAGATACCGAGCGGGTGGCTCAGGCGGATGAGCTTCTGGCGCTGCCTCAGCAAATCCCCCAGCTTCAGGGGAATCTTTCGTACATCTATGCGGCAACCGTGAAGGCACTGACGGTTCGTGGCATGCACGACATGATTCGCTATCTAGGTCCTCCGCCGGCTGTAGCCACGACGCCGCTCGGTCTCCCCCCTCCAGCGCCGCCTGTGGACCCGAATGCGGCTCCACCAGACCCAGAAGGCGCTAAGCCCGAAGCTCCGGCTGGCGGTCCACCAGCACCTCCGCCGCTGCCGTCGAGAGGTCCCGCCAATGGCGCACAACCTGGACGCTGAGGATGAGGAGTACGGTGACCTCATTGGTCTGGATGCGATTCTTCAGGAATTCAAGAGCAACTACTACACATCAACACAGCTGCGGGCTATCCGCAGAGTGTCACTGACACAGCTTGAGCGCTTGCTGTCAGCGGCAATGGAGAGTCCTGACGCAGATGTCAGGCAGGCAGCGACGGCGCTCAAGTTAACGAAGGACGTAATCATGATGCTGGAAGGCAAATCAAAATGGGAATGACGTTTGAAGTAGCAGGAAGCGTGGGGGCTTCGCGAGATAGGACCGGTGCGATTCGGGAGAAGCTAATGAGCCCTCCTGGAGAGCTTAAGAACATCTCGCCCCGTATGGAGGCCATGAGGCTAAAGTACGCCATCCCGGACAAAGCCTTCAATCAGGCCTGTGCGGTCTATGACCGGTGTTTGCTGTGGCAGATTGAGGCCTGGGAGCAGGGTCAAGAGACCTTTGGCGACACCTCCATCATCATGCCCGACAACACGAAGAAGGCTCAGGCAGAGGCGTCATCACGCGCTGTGATTATTGACGTAGGCCTGGCGGCCCTCGACTCGTTCCGCGACAACGGCGGCGAGGTTGGGGACGTTGTGTGGTTCCTTCGGCTGTCGCCCTACCGCATTCCGGTGGCCTGGATTGGCGGCGCAGCTCTGCACGTTGTCCTCTGTCGAGCCGGAGACTTCATTGCCAATGAGTCACTTCAGGAGCGGCTTGAGGCGGGTCAGGTCAAGATGGTTCTTGGAGAAGACGGTCAACACATTTTAGTCAAGGCGGACGGCTCCAAGCTAACGCCATCAATGCCACGCATCCCAGCTGATTACTAAGGAGCACCATGACCGAACAACAAGACCTCGAGAATGACGACGAATTAGACGAGAAGGACGAGCCATCGGTTACCGAGGAGGGCGACAACACCATCGTTGACCTCGAGCCCCGGAAGTCCCGGAGAGAGCGACGGGCGGAGCGGCCCAACCTGATGAGTCGAGTGGCTGAGGCTGAGCGAGAAGCTCGGGAAGCCCGTGAAGAGGCGTCCAAGGCTCGTGCGGAGGTGGCTCAGTCCCGGGAGCGGTCTCAGCCCAAGCAACAGGACGAGCTGGCCAGTATCTTCAAGGAGCAACAGGACCTAGCCCGAAGGGCAGCATCCTCTCCTGACCGTGAGGCCGAGCACTGGGACGAGTACCAGAAGCTGGAGCAGCGGAAGTTCCAGGCTCAGGCTCGAGCGAATGGCTATGCGCCGGCGGGTGACGTGGAGGCTCGGACTCAGCAGGCGTCGGCCGAGATGACCATGCGGATGAACTTCCCGGACGTCATGAGCAACCCTAGGGCGTTCGAGGTAGCCAAGAACTACTACCAGATTGAGCGCCAAAAGAACCCCAATGCCGAAGGGGCGACTCTGCTTGAAAGGGCCATGGAGTACGCTCGGAGGGACTTCGGACTGAAGAAGTCTCCAGCACCTTCGCAGGGTGACAAGGAGATGTTCACCGGCCCCGGCAAGAGCGCCGGCCCCTCAGGGGGCTCCAACCGGTTCGTTCTGTCGGCAGAAGCGCGTCAGTTCGCTGACATTTCGCACAGGCACATCAAGGACCCGACGCTTCGGTATTCGACGTACGCCAAGCAGGTCATGGCTCAGAGGAAACGCGCTGGCTGATTTTCCTTGACTAAACAAAATTGCTCCCTTTAGGGTGATTGGGTCGGCGCAGCATTCAGCCAGGAATGACGTCGGAACGGCCCAATCTCCCAGGAGGACGGTCAGTTGCAGAAGGGTGACCCCGCCGGGTCAGGCAGACGGCGAGGCAAACTCTTTTTGGAGAACTGACTGAATGGCTACTCGCAAGGACCCCGAACTCCGCAAGGTAATGTCAGCCGACGACGAAGGTCGCGTGAAGAACGCAGACCCGCGTATGGTTTATGTCTTGGCCTACAAGGGCGACGACGACACGGGCTTAGCCCACTATCTTGAGCTTGGTTACGAGGCAGTCCGCTACAGCGATGGTGGCGAAAGACTTAAGATCGGCGTGACCGGCGAGACAGGTTCCTTCATTGAATGGAAGGGGCACGTCCTCTGTCGCATTGAGCGCGAAGTTCGCGACCAGATGCAGAGGACTGGCGGAGACGGTTGGGGCATGGGCAGCGACTACACCGATATGGTGGAGCGAAAGATCACTGGGCGCGGCGGCATTGACGGCCTGCGAAGCGACCAAAAGTACTACCAAATCGAGAACACCACTAAGCGCGGCGAATCAATTACCGCTTAAGGAAATGTATCATGGGCGACAACAGCGCAAAATACGGATTTAGACTGGTTCGTGGCTACAGCGGCCAAACTTCCCCTGTGGAGGTCACGGTAGCGACTGGCTATCAGGCGGCCAATGACGCAGCCAGCATCAACGTCGGGCTCTCGATTGGCGACCCGGTAAAGCTTGTGTCTGACGGTTCTATGGCCCTGGCGAACTCGACTCAGCCCGCCTGGGGCATTATCGTCGGCGTAAAGCAGTTCTGGGACGGCTCAAAGATTGTCAGTGGCAACTACGTTCCCGGAGCTACGGCTTGGTCCACCCTACAGGAGCGCCGAACGATTCTGCTTGTTCAGCCCCTCGACCCTCTCTCGGTGTGGGAGATAGATGTGGATGACAAGGTCACGGCAACAACTGAAGCCGGGTACCGAGCTTTCGTTGGCGCGAACTGCACGCACGTTTGCCTCGGCGACAACACGACCAACGCTTCAAGGCCGACGGCCAACCCGAAGCTAGACATCTCACTTCAAGCCGTTACGGCAAGTTTGCTCTGGCGCATCTTCGCGATCAGCCAAGTGACGCAAGACTACGACGGACTCAACGTCAAACTGTTGGTCCAGGCTAACATTGGTCAGCAAGCTGGTCAGGCCGCTACCACCATCGCCGGCATCTAAGGAGCATCATGACTACTTTCTCAGGCAACGTATTCAACGCCTTCAAGGAAACTATCGACAACATTGTGGACGACTCGACCGATGGGATCGAGAGTTCCGCGGACTTCGTGAAGTGGTGCGAAGTCGGCACCATGAAGGACGCCTTCGTCGACGACCTCGAAATGGGCGGCCCAGGCTACGCCTACGAAAAGACGGAAGGCCAAGACATCTCCGCTGGGGATATCAGAGAAGGCTACATGACCCGTTATTGGGCGCGTACCTTCGGGCTCCGCATTCAGGTCAGTGAAGAGGCTTCCGAGGATGTGAAGTACGATAAGGTCCTGATGGCGGGGAAACGCGCCAAACGGGCTCTGTGGAAGACGGCGGACGTGGAAGCGACGAACATGCTTCAACGCGCCACCAACACTGCCTTCGTAGGCGGCGACGGTCAGCCCTTGGCTTCGGCGTCTCACTCCCTACCAAACGGCGGCACCTTCTCCAACCAGATGGCTACTCCTCTGTCAGCCAGTCGGGCTGCCATGATTTCGGCCGTGACCTCCATCCGCAAGATGGTCGGACACGACGGGACCATCGAAGGGTACGAGCCTAAGGCCATCCTGTGTCCAATCGACCAGTGGGCAACGTGGCAGTCCATCACTCAGAGCAAGATTTCGCCCGAAGCGGGTAACTTCTCCGAGATTAACGTCATCAACAAGCTCGGGCTGGATGTTCATCCGCTCAAGTACTGGACCAACTCGACGACCAACTGGTGCGTTCGCACCGACGTTGAGAACGGCATCAAGTTCAACTGGCGCCGTAAGCCCCGCTCCAAGAGCTGGGTTGAGAACAGCCAAGAAGTCATGACCTGGGCGGTTACCGCTCGCTGGGCGCGCAACTGGTCTGACCCTCGTTCCATCTTCTTCGTTAACGCCTAAGGAGTCGCCATGTTTGTAGCTGGACAATCACTCGGAGACACTCCGCTCATTCAGGGCAGCTCAGCCTTGCGGACCAACTACGGTCAGATCCAGAACCCGGTTGGGCGAGTAGTCGCCTATGTCGGGACCGAATTGGACTGTCTGAGCCAGGACCAGCTTGAGAAGCTGGTTCCGACTTTGGCGGCCGCTCTACCTCGCTGTAAAGCGGGCTGCGGGGATGTCATCTACATCCTTCCCGGGCACGCGGAGAACGTGACTTCCGCAACGGCTTTGGCTGGCCTGGTGGCAAACACCAAGATTATTGGTCTCGGTGAGGGCCGTGAGCGCGGCACGTTCACCTGGACGGTTGCTGCGGCCAGCTGGGCTGTCACTGTAGCCAACGTCAAGATTCAGAACCTCATTCTGAACATGGAGGGCGGAACGACCGGGACCACGACCACGGCGCCGCTTACGTTGACCAGCGCCACAGGGTTCAAGCTCATCGGCTGCGACATTCGCATGGCGACTGACGCGAGCAACAAGGTGGCCATCGGCATCACCGTCACGACGTCTAGCTTCGTTGAGATACTTGCCAACCGAATCTTCGGCGCAACGGCCGGCGAGGTCACGACTGCCATTCGGGTTGTCGGCTCGAATAACCTTCGCCTGGTCGGCAATGACATTGAGGTGGCGACCTCGGCGGTAGCCGTAGGCGTGGTTCAGTTCCTTACCACACTGTCATCCTTCGTTTTCTCGGAGTCGAACGTCTACCGGAACAACAAAGCCGCCTCCACTTCAGCGGTTGTTGGCATGGCAGGCGTGGAAGGCGTAGCTCGCTACGACCAGCTCTGCATCCTGGCGAACGCCTTACTCATCGGCTGGACGACTGGTGCCAGCATGCAGTTTCACCGGTGCACGATTTGCAACGAGCTGAATGAGTCCGGCGCTGAGGGTGTAGTAGCCATCTCGGCATAAGGGTGACCTATGGGACGTACTATAGGCCGACATTGGCCCTCTAGCGCGCCCCGAGGTGACTACGTCGTTCTGTGCGACTACTGCGGCGTAAGATACCGCAGGAGTCAACTCGTCCGTAAGGGCAACGGCAGGCTGGCCTGCTCGGGCCCAGGAACGCTCAACGACGCTGACGGACGAGACGAGGTGGAGCTGTCAGAGATGACGGGTCGCGGGACAGCTCGCTACCCGGGAACCCCTCAGGACGGAGGCAACTATGGTAACGTCTAGCACCTCGACCCGAGAGTTCAGCGCTCAGGAGATAATCATCTCGGCCGCTCGTCGAGCCGGAGTGTTCCCCATTGACGGGCAGCCCACGGGGCCTCAGTTCACGAGCCTGCTGACGTTTGGCATCGATGAGCTGGACAAGATTCTAGACAGCGTCGTGGCCGAGAGCAGCATCCAGCGAGCTATCGAGCGATACGCTGTCACGACCGTGGTAAGCCAAGCGGCCTACACGCTGCCTAACACCACGGTGGACGTTCTCGGATTCGGCAGCTACTCGGAGACGGGCTCTGTCACCACGACGCCGCTGAGGGGCATCCTGCGAGACGAGTACATGCTCATCTCGGACAAGACGTCCACTGGTCGACCGACGCTGTTCTACTTGGAGCAGACGACGGCGGGGACTGTTGCCTACCTATGGCCGCTCCCGTCGGTGGTGGGGACTGCGACCTTCCAACGGTACCGACTCCTGGCTGACGTGGGGACGGCGGCGAACACGCTTGACCTGCCGAGGCACTGGGTGGATTACCTGTGTTGGGCTCTGGCCCATCTGATGGCGTGTGCGAGCGGCTTTGAGCCGGCTACGCTCGGGTACATCCGGAGCCAGTCAGAGAAGGCCTTGAAGCTTGCGAAGGGGTTGAGCGCTCAGCGCTGGCCCATCTCTTTTAGGATGAACTACAGGTCAGGTCA